GAAGAAGACGCATTGGTTATTACTGCACTGCACAATAAAGCAGCACAGTATTCCGCCATGTTTGGCACGGCAGACCCAGAAATGGAAGCTTTGATTGCAAAAGTTGAAGGCCAGCTTATGGCTCCTGAAGTTGCAGTTGAAGAAATTTCTGCAGTTGTTGAGGCTCCTGTTGAAGAATCCCCTGTAGTTGATATCACTACCAACTAAATATGACTACCTCCGGCTCAACCACCTTCAATCTTGAGTTTGTAGAACTTGCTGAAGAAGCCTGGGAGAGAGCTGGCCGCGAGATGAGGTCTGGTTATGACTTGCGTACTGCACGTAGGTCAATGAACCTTATGACCATTGAGTGGGCTAATCGCGGGTTAAACATGTGGACGATTGAGACTGGGACCATTACCCTAACCCAGGGTTTGAATACGTATGCGCTACCTACGGACACGATTGATCTACTGGATCATGTGATCCGAACCCAGCCTAACGTAGCATCCACCCAGTCTGACTTAAGCATCACCAGGATTAGCGTATCCACTTACGCAACAATCCCCAACAAGTTGACTCAAGGGCGTCCAATCCAGGTTTGGATACAGCGTCTTTCGGGCCAAGTGAATCCTACCAGCTCAACGCTCAGCTCAACTATCTCATCCACGGATACAACTATAACTCTTGTTACAGTTGTTGGGCTTGCTGGGTCTGGCTACATCCGCCTGGACTCAGAGGATATTTACTACACCTACATCTCGGGTAACACGCTTGGCGGTGTATTCCGTGGGCAGAACAATACCACCGCAGCATCTCACACTGCTGGCGCTGCTGTTAGTGTTCCACAGCTTCCAGCCATAACGGTGTGGCCTACTCCAGATGGATCTCAAACGTACCAGTTTGTGTACTACCGCCTGCGTCGGGTACAAGATTCCGGGGATGGTAGCAATACTGCCGATATGAATTTCAGGTTTCTACCCGCTGTTACGGCTGGATTAGCCTACTACATAGCTATGAAGGTACCTGAGTTCCAGGGCCGTCTTGATATGCTTAAGGCTGTTTATGATGAGCAATTCAAATTAGCTGCTGGCGAAGACCATGAGAAGGCTACGTTGCGGCTTGCTCCAAGAATTGCATACATTGGTGGCGGCTATTAATGACCTCCCCATACGCATCAGGCAAATACTCGATTGCCGAGTGTGATAGGTGCGGCCAGCGTTTCAAGCTAAAGCAGTTGAAGATTGAGGTTATAAAGACTAAACTGTATCAATTGAAAGTGTGTGAAGTGTGCTGGGATCCAGACCAACCACAACTTCAATTGGGCATGTACCCAGTTAACGATCCACAAGCAGTGTATCAACCAAGGCCAGATACAACTTATGTTTCTGCTGGTCTTAACACTTTAGGGTTTAATACTGGTGGATCTCGTGATATTCAATGGGGCTGGAATCCAGTTGGTGGCTCCAGCCAATTTGACACAACTTTAACGCCCAATTACTTGGTTGGAACCACAAGTGTTGGTACAGTAACAGTAACGGTTTCGTAGGAGTAAATTATGGCTAAAGAAAACATGAAGATGGACATGGCGCAAGACAAGGCTATGATCAAAAAAGCATTCAAGCAGCATGATGCTCAAGAGCACAAAGGCGGAAAAGGTACCTCCTTGAAGCTTAAAAAGGGTGGCGTCACTGGTAAAGCCATGCGGGCTGTTGGCCGCAACATGGCCCGTGCAAACAACCAAAAGTAAGGTTAATCATGGCTACATTTAGTAAAAAAATGATGGGCAAAGAGGTTGGCTCTGCTGATGTGTACGCACAGCCGCACACTATGTCCGGCAAAAAAATGACCCAAGCACCGGTAGAGTTTGGAACCAACCCTGGCTTTCCTCCCAACAAAAGTAAGCTTGAGAATATTGATGTAAGCGTTGGAAACATCAGTAAGTCTGCCGGCAATGAGCCGATCAAAACCTCCGGAATCAAAATGCGCGGTACTGGCTGCGCTACCAAGGGAACAATGTCTAGAGGTCCGATGGCATGAACTACGCTGCGCTTGTAGTTGCGATTTCCGATTACACGGAGAACACCTTTGATACGGTGGATATGAACCTGTTTATTACACAGGCAGAACAACGCATCTATAACTCAGTTCAGTTTCCATCGTTGCGTAAAAACGTAACGGGAGCAATCACATCTAGCAACAAGTATATTTCTTGTCCTGATGATTTCCTGGCTCCTTATTCTTTGGCAATTTACCCACAGGCTGGTGGAAGTTACACATATTTACTCAACAAAGATGTTAACTTCATGCGTGAAGCTTACCCAAATCCAGCAACAACGGGCACCCCAAAGTATTATGCAATTTTTGGTCCAACTGTAAACTCTGGAACTATAACCAATGAGTTGACATTAATTATTGGACCAACCCCGGATGCTGTATATAGCACAGAGCTGCATTACTATTATTACCCGGTGTCAATCACTACTGCCTCCACAACCTGGCTTGGCGATAACTTTGACTCAGTGCTTTTGTATGGCGCTCTTGTTGAAGCTTACACCTACATGAAGGGTGAAGCAGATATGATTTCCATGTACAACCAAAAGTACATGGAAGCACTTGCACTTGCCAAACGTCTGGGTGATGGCATGGAGCGCCAGGATGCCTATCGCAGTGGACAACTAAGGGCGAAGGTTAACTGATGGCTATCATTCAAACCCAAACCACCAGCTTTAAGTCGGAGCTGTACCAGGCTGTGCATAACCTATTGACAGATACAATTAAAATTGCGTTGTACACAGGTAATGCCAATATTGGACCTGATACTACTGTGTACACAACTTCCAATGAAGTTGTAGCTTCTGGGTATACAGCTGGTGGAAACACTTTGACTGGTGCTACAGTTAATAGTTCTGGTTATACCGCCTATGTAAATTTTGCCAATACAAGTTGGGCCTCATCCATTACTGCCCGCTGTGCTTTAATTTACAACTCAAGCAAGAGTAATAAGTCAATTGCTGTTATTGACTTTGGATCTGACAAGTCTTCAACTACTACATTCTTGATTACTATGCCAGCTAATACTTCAACCACCGCACTCATTCGGAGTTCAAATTGATTATTACCACCACTAAAGGCGACATGGATGATTCTTTGCTTAACAGGAAAGCAGGGGTTGTTGATAATGAAAATGAGTACACAACTTGGGTAGAGTACTGGCTAGACGATGAGCTTGTTCATCGTTCCGCTCATGTAACACTGAAGAAGATGCCGGGGCTTTCCACTGGTGAAGTTGCTACCATTTAAGGAAATATCATGGCAAATACTCAATCAATGTGTACCTCGTTCCTTAGTGAACTGATGACAGCTACCCATAATTTTGGTGTTGCACCTACTCGTGGAACAACTGCAGCGGATACTTTTAAAGCGGCTTTATACTACACCACGGCTACTGTAAACGCAGCAACTACGGCCTACTCAGCTACTAATGAAGTTTCTGGCACGGGCTATACAGCGGGCGGTACTACAGTAACAAATGCAACAGCCCCGGCATCAACAAATACCTCGACTACTGCAGGAACAGGATACTGGACGCCGTCTGCAAGCTTTACTTGGACTACGGTGACGATTAGCACGGCGTTTGATACGGTGCTGCTCTACAACTCCACCCAGTCCAACAAGGCTGTCAGTGTCCACACATTTGGCTCCCAGACCATTACCGCAGGGAACATCACTATCACGATGCCTGCCAATGCGGCTGGAACTGCTTTACTGCGCTTGGTTACGACCTAACCTGTTGCTTCCCAAAGGGAAGTTTGTATGCGTATTGCTAATCGCTTATCAAGTATTACATACCTTGGTGTGGTGATTAATACATATGAAGCTAATGCCGGTGAAGGCATACCAATGCATACACATCTTTTTTCTCATGGAACTGTATGCCAAACTGGGTCCTGCAAAATTACAATTGATGAAAATTCTTTTGTTATACCAAGCGGCATGTTTTATGAAATGCCAGCAAATACAGCGCATGAAATTGAAGCCATGGAAGATGGAACTATTATTATTAATATAGTTCCTGACCAAAGGATTATGGTAAATGCATAATGGCGCAAATAATTCTTTACCCGACAACCAGTCCTCAATCTTGGAATCTTCCAGCTGATTGGAATGATGCTGCAAATACCATTGAAATATATGGGGCTGGAGGTAGTGGAAGAGATGGAACGGCAACTGCATCTGGCGGCGGTGGCGGTGGCGGTGCATATGGACTAGCAACCAATGTACCGCTTAAAGCGGCGGATGCTGCTGGATATGTAACCAACAAATTTTATGCTCCCGGAACTTTATGGAATGGAGTTATTGCAACTGACGGCTGCACTGGATTACCAATTATTGGCGCTTTAGTATTTGCAAGTAATGGGGTCCCTGGAATTTCCGGCGGTCAAGGCGGCTCCATAGGTGGTTCTCAAATAGCTGGCATTGTTTACACTACAATTTCAAGGGCTGGCGGTAACGGAGGTCTAGGAAGAACTTCAACTACTGCTGCCGGTGGTGGAGGTGGTGGTGCGGCTGGACCTAACGGCATTGGTGGAGCAGGAGGAGCAAATAGCGCTACCAATCCAACAATAGGTAGAGGCGGCGGCGGTGGAAACGGTGGCACGGCTGGTTCTGGTACATCTGCAACAGGTGGAACGGCGGGAACGGGGGCTGGTGCAGGCGGTACTGGCGGCGCGGCATCCACATCAGGTAGTGCAGGTGGCAATGGAACTTCTGTTTACTCTGGTGGCGGTGGAGGTGGCGCTGGTGATGGCACGGGAACTACTGTTGGCGGCGCTGGTGGAACTTATGGTGGGGGCGGCGGCGGCGGCGCTTCTTCAATTATTTCAACGGGTGGAGTTGGTGGTGCAAGTATCATCATCATCAATTACACCCCAATCCCAACTGTAACTGTAGCTCTAACATCCGCATCAGCCTCTGGTAGTTTGGGTGCACTTGTGTTTTCAAAGAGTGTAGCTATAACTTCTACAGCTGCATCTGGTTTTTCTTCTACTCTAGGCTATACCTATTCAACGCTCCTTGGAAATAATACGGCGAGCGGTTTTGCGGGAACTGAAACCTACGCTTCTGATGTGCAGGTAAATGCAACCGGGGTTATTGCATCTGGTTTTGCCACAACGCCCATTTATGCTTTAACTAATTCCACTACAGGCACAAGCGCGCTCGGACAAACAGCTACACCGGTGTATGCGCTTACATCACCTATCTCAAACACAAGTGCTGCTGGGCGTGTAAGCCTTCCGGCATATGCGGTTTCCTTAGCTACTTCTGGCGTATCAGCATCAGGGCTGCTGGGCACTGTTGTATTTTCAACAACTATAACTTTTGACATAACAGCAGTCACAGCCTCCGGCTATGCCT